AGTTCGCTGTGAACGAGCGTCAAGAGAATCAGGCTTACAACGAGATCCTGACCAATCCTGATGTTCTGAGCGAGTACTCGCTCCAGTTCTTCGGTCGCGAAGGTCCGTACCCCGGGTACGAAAATGAGCAGGAACTGGTGACCCCTGGTTACCCGACCCAGCAAGTGGATCCGAACGCCAACTACATGCCGGCTCCTCCTTCCGCCGCTGCTCCTCAGCAGCCCGAGAACTTCTGGGGCAACTTCAAGCAACAGATGGAGTACGATCCTTCGCAAGCATGGCGGATCCTGAACCAGGCTCAGCCTCAGGTTGTTGCTAACAAACTGTTTGTGATGGAGTGAGGCCATGATTCCTCTCGTTTTAGGGGGATTAGGCGCAGTTGGGGGTGGTCTCGGTGGGGCCGCCCTGGCTGGTAAGTACATGCCCAAACTTGGCGGCAAGGCTTATGAAGTCGCAGATCTTCTTCGATCCAAGGCTTCTTCTGGTCTAAGGAGCGCCGCACGCAATGTTCCTGGCATCGAACTAGAAGGTGGCTCTTTAGGAGCCTTCGGTAAGCAAGCTCGTGGCGTTCAAGCTGGTCTCCAGCGTGCCGGTCAAAATGTTGCCAACATTCCCCTGGGAGCAGTGGAAGGCGTAGCCAATCTTGCTGTCCCAGGTATTGCTGGTTTGGGCGGTGCCGCGTTGGGGGCTACAGCCCTTAGCGGTCTTGGTCAGGCTTTCATGCCACAAGAGCAAGCCGTTGATCCCGAGTCTTACGGCTCCAGTAACTCCCAGGGCGCTCGTTACAAGACGCCCACTATGCAGTACGTGTAATAAATAAATTACCGACTGCTAAAATTTGTGTTAGATAAGACATATCAATGTCTGAATCTTTCACCCGATAAAAACACTTCCTGCGACACTGGAGGATAAAACAAAGTGTTCATTGATAACGACTTTCCAAAGATTCTGGGTGCGGAACTTTACCGTCCTCACCCTGCTTACATTGCCGAAATGGCAGTGGAGCCTGTGGTGGTCCACGACTTCACCCGTCAGCCTGGTCAAACCGTTCAGTTAGACCGCTATAAGTTCTGGGGTACCCCTGGTACTAAGGACAGCCGTGAGCGCGTGTCCGACCAGACCATCGGTACGGCCAACAGCCGTAACATCACCAAGGAGAAAGTCCTGGTGGTGCTTAAGGAGTACACCGGTCCTGCGGATCCGGGCGACCCCACCCAGCCTTCGACCTTCAAGATCGCTCGTGAAACTCTGATTACCGCCCAGCGCTTGCTGCTGGATACCGGTAACCTGAACATGTTCCACCAGTCGATCGGCAGCCTGACTCTGCTCGACGACTATCGCCGTTGGCGTGACCGCGTCTTCATTGACGAACTTGCCAAAGCAGAAGCTAACGGTGCTGCTGGTACCACCCAAGGCGGTTACTACTTCGCTGGTGGCAAGACCAAGGATTCCTCTGGTCGTGTGTCCTACAGCGCCACTGAGTATGGCAATGAAGTTCAGCAGTTCCAGGTTCGTACCGACCTGCTGACCGTTGTTAAGGATCTGCGCAAGCGCAACGTGCCGACCTTCGCTGATGGTCTGTATCGCTGCATTTGCGATCCTACTTTCATGATGCACCTGCGTCGTGATCCTGACTTCCGTGAGATTGCTCGCTACAGCGGCAACCCTGGCCAAGGCATGTACATGGGCAATCCCATGATGCCTAACAACGCCAGCTTCTACATGGGTCCCCAAGCTGGTCAGGGCTACTTCCTGGCTGGTGAGCCCGTGATGCCTACTGGCGTCCAGTTTGAAGGTGTGAAGTTCTTCGAATCGACCAACTTCCCGATCAAGAACGTGACTGCCTCCTTCGATGGCGGTTCCACCTACGCCTCCAAGGAAGTGGCTCAGGGTTATTTCTTCGGTCCTCAGTCCGTTGGCGTGGGTATCGGCGGTCCTAACGCTCAGGTGCTCATCAACAACAACGATGACTTCAGCCGCTTCATCATCCTGATTTGGCAACTGTACGCTGGCTTCGAAATCCTGAACAAGGACTTCGTGACCACCGCCTTTAGCTTCGTTCAGGACGACGGCACCGTCTGATAATCAACCATAAATCCACAACATAGGAAAAGATAAATGACCTATTTGTCCGCTAAAAAGATCTACCCAGGTAACTGGGCAGAGCCTCTGAACGGTTGGTACAAGAACATTGATACCAACGATGACGGTAGCAATAACGCCTCCAAGGGCGGCCCCACTTCGGTGCTGGCCGTCCCCGGCTATCGCTACTTCCAGCAGCGTGGTTATGTCCCTGTGACCGCCACCTCTGGTGCTGGTGCAGTTGCTTCTGGCAACGTGATCGTTCCTTCCCCCTATCGGAATGACGACACCCGTACCGACATCACCGGCATGGTGATCTCTGGTAACGCTACCGTCCCTGCTTATGTGTACCGCGCAACCATCTCCGTGGCTTCTGGCTGGGGTGACGGTCGTGTGGCCTCTGGTATCTACGCTGCCACCGGTAACGTGGTTACCTTCGGTCCTGGTCTGACCTCGACCGGCACCGCTGGTGAGGCTGTGGCCCAGGCCAACCTGACCTCCACCACCGCTGGTGCACAAGCTGGTGAAATCTTCTTCGCTGGTGGTGCTGCTGCTTACAGCTCCAATGCACTTCTGACCGCTACCGGCGCCGCTGGCGTTGGTGTGGACAAGGTGTACAAGGAAGTGACTGCCGCTACCACCTACACCGTGCAGGCCCGTGGTTCGCAGACCGCTACCTCCACTTCTGGTGGTTGGTACATCTCCAACGCTGATTCCAGCGCTGGCCGTACCGGTTACTTCGTGGTTGAAGTGTGCTACATCCAGCCTGACGAAGCTCCTGGCTACGAGGACATCGACGGCTACCTGCTTGGTCGCACCGTTAGCTGATTGAGTTAAACTAGGACCAGTAAATAACTGGTCCTATGACAACTCTTCCAGCGATGCTTTTTCAGCATAAAAAAACTGGGGCTCGTGTCAAAGTTGTAAGTGAATGGGATAACGGCGATTGGTTCATGGTCGAAGATCAGGACGGTCGCCTTTTCACCGTTTACAAAAACGAGATCGAGCCCGACGAAGCGGCAACCAAAAAGGTTCAGACCCTTCAGGTAAAAGATAAAGCAGCAAAGGAAGAGCCTCGCACTTTCCCCCCGGACAACCGTTTAAATATCAATGGCGCTACCGCCCAAATGATCGCAGATCATATTAAGGGTATCGGATTGAAAACAGCCCGTGAGATTAAAGATCTTCAAATGTCCTTATCGGGTGAAAGGTTCAACAATCTCGAGCAATTGCGGCAGATCAAAAGAGTTGATTGGGACGCCGTGTTTGCGGCTGATTTAGTCCGCGTCTAATACACTCATCTCCTCCTTGAGCCCCTGGGAAACCGGGGGTTTTTCAGTCTTAAAATAAAAAGAAAAAGATATGGCTACGGGTCCATCTCTATACCTAGGCAAGGTCGGAACCACGGGAACATCCACTGGTCCACACGCCCATTGGGAAGTCATGAAGGATGGAAAGCGTTTTGCGCTTTCTCAGGCACGTAGCGATATTGGTCAGTACTTGCAGTTTAGGAAGCCAGGTGCTTCTGTTTGGGAAAACCTTTACTCCAAGCAGGGAGATGGTTTTTCATTAAACCCAAGCGCAGTACTTACAAGTCCCATGGGTATGAGGACGCATCCTGTCCATGGTGATCAACGTATGCATGGTGGTGAAGACTACGGTCTTCCAGAAGGAACTCAATTACGGTTCCTTGGTCCTGGTTCCGTTGCGACTTATGCCAATCGTGGTGGTGCAGGCAATGTTTCCAGTCTCCGCACCGGTCCTTACGAACTTCAGACGTTTCATTTAAGTGAGCTTCCAGGGTCCTCGACAACCCGTGGTAAATACCCGGAGAAAGAAGAAACAGCAACAGCAGAAACAACTCAAGAAAACCAAACAAGCTCAGCTTCGTTCGATGATCTTTTGAATAGTTACCTGGAAAAACAGGCAATTGATCAGTTTGCTCAACAAATGTTCCAACCCAAGGCGTCACGTCTTTCACAGTTTTCACAACTCATGGGAATGTTCCCCACCGGAGCAATGTACAACCCACTGGTTGACGCGCCAAGACAGCAGCAACAAGGCTGATAATTCAGTTCCTTTATAATGAAAAACATACGGAAATAAGCGGTGCAGTTATCCGACTTTGATAAAAGTAGGGTCCGGTATCACCTGGGCTACTTCACGGTTTCCGTGCCAGCGGGCGATTATGCTCGTCTTGAAGAGGCAATGAATACGGTCCCTGATTCGTATTTTTACGACAAGATCGCTATTCAGATTGGCCGTTGTGATACCGCCGAGAAAAAGACAGAGGTTGCCACTTCTCCTTCTACTCGGTTAGAAAGCATCGCTGGCGACGTGGATCGTACGATCCGCTCCAGTAACGCCAAAGAGGCACTAAAGGTTTGGGACGAGGTTTACCTCTACGAAACCAATCGTCTTGCCGGCATCCTTTACGTCCCGAACTACAAGGATCCGTTCCAGGCCAGATACCGTTACGAACGCTCTGGTGCTGAATTCATCCAGGCATTACCAGGGCCTGCTGATACCAGTGTTGGTTCACGCATTTATTTACATCAAGTTTGGAGGTAATTATGGCTGACATTTTCCCGCGTCCTTTTGGCAATCCCTTTGGCGGGATTCTTGGAAACGAATTGGCTTATATGGGAAGAGTCCTGAGTCAAGGACGTATTCCTTATGCCGCTCCCCCTTCTACGTTGAAGCCACAACAAACAGCCCAAGAAACTGGGATGTATGGCCGGTACGTTCCTGGTGCGCAACAGAGCCCTATCCAAAAGCCACTTGGTGGTGCCCCTGAAGAACGTGCACTTGCCGCTGAGAAGTCTCGGGTTGCTCAGCTGACTGCTCAAGATCCAGAACTGAAGCGTTACGAAGAAGCAAGCAAGAAGGCTAAG